ATTCAACTACTTGCTTGGCGATTTGAAATGATGGAGAATACATGAAGTACATTAGTACAAAGACATATAGACAGATTGGTCCTGTTGCATACAGACAGTGGCGCGCAGATTCTCATTGCAATCAGATTCATGGGTATGCACTATCGTTCCATTTTGAGTTTGAAGCTGATACACTCGATGCTCGTAACTGGGTAATGGACTTTGGTGGATTGAAGCCACTCAAAGAGAAGCTTGAGGAATGGTTTGATCATACGTTGCTAGTAGCAAATGATGATCCGATGAGAGAGCATCTAATCAATCTCGGCAAGCTAGGCCTTGCAAAGATTGTTGAAGTTGAGAAGACTGGTTGTGAGGGAATCTCTGAGTTCTTGTACTGGTATGTCAATGAAGAGTTCCTTCCTTCATGTGGAGCTGATGTAGCAGAACGAATCTGGTGTTGTCGAGTTGAAGTAAGAGAAACAGATGCGAACATGGCCTGTAGGGTAGGTCATCGTCCCGAGGACTCTTAATGAAAAATGTAATACGAGTCAGTGAGGTATTCTACTCACTGCAAGGAGAAGGGGCATACGTCGGTGTCCCTTCTGTTTTTGTTCGTGTATTCGGTTGCAACTTCCAATGTCCGAGCTTTGGCATGCCGCGGGGGCAATTATCGACCGAACGACTAAACGTTGATCCGTCGAAGTATCAGAAGTATGATGATCTTCCTCTTGTTCATACTGGATGTGATAGCTACCCATCTTGGGATCCTAGATTCAAGAAGCTGTCTCCAATGTTGGAAATTCCGCAGCTTGTTGATCGTATACAGCAGCTGCTTCCGAATGGTAAATTTGGCAACAACGTCCATCTTGTAATTACCGGCGGCGAACCTCTTCTTGGATGGCAGAGACAGTATCCAGCATTGCTTGAAGAGATTGCCAACCGTGATATGGATCTCGGCTATCTGACATTTGAGACCAATGGTACTCAACCACTGAAAGCTGAGCTTGCCGACGCGTTGAATAATCACGGTGATATAATTGAAACAACGTTCTCTATTAGTTCGAAGTTGCCGTCTTCTGGTGAGAAGTGGGAAGATGCTATTAGGCCTGATGTTGTTGCAGGTTATACAGACGTTGAATACTCGCAGTTGTATTTCAAGTGGGTTTGCTCGAGCCCAGAAGATCTTGATGACGTCAAGAAGGCAGTCACGCAATATAAACAACATAAAATCAACTTTCCGGTCTATCTGATGCCAGCCGGCGGAACAGAGTTGTTGTATCATAAGAACAAACAGTGGCTGAGTAAGATCTGTCTTGCAGAAGGATTCCGATACTCACCGCGTCTACACATCGATCTATTTGGTAATAGCTGGGGAACATAATGGACATTGACTATAGCTCAAAGATGCCTGATCTCGTATTCAAGTATGATGATCAGTTCTATCCAAACGATGAAGATTTGCCAGATCCTCAGGTCGATCCAATTATTCCTGGTGCTCGAGTACCGATTCGTAAGGTTGGTATTGCACCAGTAGATTTGCCTATCATTGCAAAAAGAAGAGATGGTACAACTCAGATCCTACAATCGCAGGCGTCGTTGTATTGTTCTCTTGATGACAAGAATGCAAAGGGACTTAACCTATCTCGTTTGTATCTAATCATGCATGAGAAGATTAAGGACCACCTGACGATTGATGGTATCAAGGGTGCACTAGTTGATCTTGCAGATAAGGTAGGATCGAAGCACGCATATTGCAAGCTACGATTCAAGTATCCGTGGCATCAAGAGGCTTTGAGATCGCATGATGGCCATGGGCATAAGCTTCGCGGTCACATTGCGTATAATACTGAACTCGAGGGCCAGTATCACGATGGGCAATTCAAGTTTTTCTTGACTGTTGATTATGTGTACAGCAGCACTTGCCCATGTTCATTTGAGCTCGCATACGATGCACGTACAAAGCGTGACGCTGCAGCGAATGCTCACTCACAGAGATCGATCCTCAAAACGACAGTTGAATTCAACCCGAACAACGTCATTTGGATTGAAGACATTGTTGATCTTTGCCGGTCGCATATTCCAACAGAAGTCCAGATTGTTGTCAAAAGAAGAGATGAACAGGCTTTTGCTGAATTAAATGGAGCAAACCTGTTGTTCTCCGAAGACGTTTGCCGTATTATGTATGGTGCATTACATCAATGGTGGCTACAGGCAACTATCAATGACTTTAGGGTCGTTGTTTCTCACGAGGAGAGCTTGCATCCATGGAATGCTATAGCAGTTGCAAGTTGTTACGATCCCGCAGACAAACCCGGTTGCTTGGTATAAGAGGACTATATGGCATATTTTGATACAAATGTTCAGATCTGGGTGACATTTGAGAAGGAGGGTATACATCGATACCCTGCAGCTGACAAGATTCCTGGCGTCGAATTCCTTGCTTATCCACATCGTCATATGTTCAAGTTTCGCGTTGCGATTGATGTGTTTACTGATGATCGTGAGATAGAGTTCATTCTGTTCAAACGCGAGCTGGAACAGCTATACGCCGATAAGATACTTGAGTTAGACTACAAGTCATGTGAGATGCTTGCCCGTGAGCTTCTGACATACATAACTACTAAATATATCAACAGATCAGTAACTGTTGAAGTATCAGAAGACGGTGAGAACGGAGCTGTGATTTCCTATATTAAGCGTCCTTCCTGGTCATTTGGTCCGTAATAAATAACAAAAGGGAATCCAATGGATAAAGATAACAAGGCTCTTGTACAGGCTGTTCTTAACGAAGCGCGCCTTAAACCAAGAAGTTTGGTAGATAAGATGGAAAAGGTCAAAGCAATTGTTGGCGATCTAATCGAAAAGGGTCATGACATCGATCAAATTCGCTCTCATCCTAGCTTGCAAGGATATCATCCAAAAAGAATCGAAAAGGCAATCGATTATCATATGGATACACCAGGAGCTAGTGAAGGTCGCTAACTAAATACTACTATATTATTGAAGTGAAGGAATTATATAATGGACTTCTGTCATATTGCCCCAACTGCATTTCTCAGTAAGTTTTGTCGCGAGCAGCAATCTCATTTGCTGCTCGCTCATCTTGTAGAAGATGACACTGATTATCGACAGTGGTACAAGGGCCGACATAAGACTGATATGTTCATTCTCGATAACAGTGCTTTCGAGATGTACAAGCAGGGTAAACCAATGTTCCCGTCAGAGAAGCTGATTGAACTTGGTCAAGAGATACAAGCTAATTACATCGTGATGTCTGACTACCCAAATCAACCTTGGGAGAAGACTCGTGATGCTGCACTCGACTTGGGATATAAGTTCAAGAAGGCTGGATTTGGTACATTCTATTGCCCTCAGGCAGAGATTGGCAACCTACAAGATCTTTTACGGTCATTTGCATTCGCAGCATCGAGTGATCTTGTTGATTACATCGGCGTGTCAATTCTAGCTATTCCAAATGCTTTTGGTGTCGAATCGAACAATAAGTTGCAACGATTCCTCTCTCGTTGGAGATTCATGCAGCTGCTTGATGAAATGCAGATTCTTGACACTGCGGCTCGTAATAATAAGAAGTTCCACTTTCTTGGGATGGTTGATGGTCCCAATGAGATAGAACTTGTTGCCAAATACAAGAAACTGATCTATACTTGGGATTCTAGTGCTGCAGTGTGGGCTGGACTCAATGGGATTCGTTTTGATCATAGCCCGACTGGTTTGATCAACGGTAAATTCGAAAAGGAAGTTGACTTCAACCTAAAAAATGCTTCGGAAGACAACATCACTGCTGCTCGCTATAACATCAACTACATTAACAATTTGTGCTCGTGAGGACTAATGACACTGAAGAATATCAAGAACTTACAGATCAATGAACCCATGCATATGCAATCGGTTCAGCAGTATGTTGAACAATCTGTACAGAGTATAAAAGAACAGTTGATATCGAAAGATCCACCTCTCGACGTTCTGATAAACGACTATTTGCCGGCCGGAGGTGGGGCTGGCAAATATGATGAAGCGAAGATCTGCAAAGAGATTGAAACGTACATCATGTCAACATATAATCAACACTATGTTGGTAAAGATGGTGTGCAGACAATTGACGTCTGGCAGTCGATGGGAATGGAAAAGGAGCTATGCCTGGGAACCGCTCTCAAGTATCTTATGAGATTTGGTAAGAAAGAAGGGTACAACGAGAAGGACCTGTTCAAGGCTGTTCATTACATTGTCCTGCTGATCTATTTTTCACGTAACAAGGAATCTACATAATGCTTCATATTGCGAGTTACAATAGTTCATCATCACTTTCCCATGTTCAAACGGAAGACGTTCAGCCTAATGCATGCGACCTTCGATTGAAGCAGGTATTCACGATTCTTTCTCAGCCGTTCTACATTAACAACGTTGACAAGCAGCATCGTGGGCGCTATGAATTAATGCCAACAAACAACCAATGGATCCTTCACCCGGGCGTCTATGAGATTATCATGGAAGGTACCGTTAGGGTTGGTCCCGATGAGGCGGGGTGGGTAATCACCCGAAGCTCTCTTAATCGAAACGGCGTGTTCATTACATCGGGCCTTTATGACAGCGGATATTTTGGGCCAATGGCCGGGTGCCTTCATGTCAATGGTGGTGATCTTGTAATTGAGGTCGGAACGCGGATTGGACAGTTTTTGCTATTCAAGGCAGAAGCACTTCACAACTATCAGGGTAGCTATGGGTACACCGCCGATGGGTTGGCCAGAGCTGAACAAGCTAAGTTTGGATATTGAGTATGGCTGTTCATATTATTGTTCGCGATCGCAACTTTACCTTTATTGAAGAACTTAAACAAGCAGCAAGTCAATTTCAAGGTCTAGACCCCGAGACTGTCCAGCTAACACTTGAACACGGGGACATTTTTGAGTCGTTTGATTTCGATGCTATTGTTAGTCCTGCAAATAGCTTTGGGTTTATGAATGGTGGGATCGACCTAGTCTACCGTGACCAGTTTGGTGTACAGATAGAGGACCGTGTCCGTCGCGCAATTAGTTCTTTGTACCGCGGCGAATTGTTAGTTGGCCAAGCGTTTGTTATTGATACGATGTATCGCCCATCTCCAACATCAAATAGTCCGAAACTAATCGTCGCTCCAACGATGAGAGTTCCTCAGAGAATTGCTGATTATACAGACGTGTACTTGGCAACACGGGCAGCAATGTTGGTAGCAGCGGAACATGGATTGTGTGGCATGCTTCCGTTGTCAAAGGCAAATAAGATTTTGTTTCCGGGAATGGGGACTGCAACCGGAGGTGTTCCTTATCGAATAGCAGCTCGAAACATGCTGTTGGGATTTGCTGATGGTCTTAAACAACCAAAGCAATACCTCTCATGTGCACAGGCATTTCTTGATAGCCAAAAATATATAACAATCTAGGAGTAACAATGAAAATTGAATTGCCATGGAGTGAATTAAGACAAAGAAAACTATTTCTTGCTACACCAATGTATGGCGGTGTCTGTGCTGGAATGTTTGCTAATAGCGTTGCTGAATTAACATCGATGTGCGCGCAGACACAGATACAGATGCAACGATACTTCCTGTTTAACGAGTCATTGATTACTCGAGCTCGGAATTATTGTTGTGATGAATTCATGCGATCCGACTGTACGCACATGCTGTTTATTGACAGCGACATTGGATTCAATCCTCAAGATGTAATTGCAATGCTAGCACTGCAGTCTGATGAATCTCCTTATGATGTGATAGGTGCACCATATCCAAAGAAATGTATCTCGTGGGAGAAGATTAAGCAAGCAGTAGAGAAGGGCGTTGCTGATGATGATCCAAATGTCCTTGATCGTTATGTTGGCGACTATGTTTTTAATCCAAAAGGCAGTGGACAGATTCCACTCGGTCAGCCTTGCGAGGTACTCGAAATAGGTACCGGATTTATGATGATCCGCAAAAAGACACTGCAGAAATTTGCAGAGATGTTCCCTCAGTACCTTTATAAACCAGATCATGTTCGAACAGAACATTTCAATGGCGACCGCCAGATTATGCAATTCTTCCAGGCAGAGATCGATCCAAAATCAAATAGGTACCTCAGTGAGGACTATTGGTTCTGCCAAAAAATTCAAGAGCTTGATATGAAAACATGGTTCTGCCCATGGATGAAGACCCAACACGTTGGTCACTATGTGTTTGGAGGATCGCTTGTTGATATCGCTCAGCTCGGCCTACATGCAACCGCCGATGCATCGCTACTCAAACAACACCGTGAAAAAGGAAAGAAGAAAGGTTAACAATGTTATTGAAATTGACACACCCCGAACTCAACTATGAGTTGTATGTTGAGTCGGAAGAGATTGTTGTAATGGAACGATACAACCGGCCGGAGTCGGTTCTCATTCGCCCAGATGAAAAGCCAATTCAGACCGCGCTTGTTTTGAAGAGTGGCCGAATTATTGCATGTAAAGAGACCCCTGGTCAGATTCATGCGATGTTGACTAATTGATTGCAATCGTATATAATGATCGTTTGTAACACAGCAAAGGTATACTATGAAACTTGATCCAAAGACAATTGACGTTCTTAGCAACTTTCAGACAATCAATCCGTCGGTTGCTATTCAGCCTGGATCAACATTGAGAACAATATCGGTAGCAGAATCAGTATTTGCTACAGCAACGGTGCCGGATAAATTTCCGGCACCTCTTGCAATCTATGACCTCTCAAAGTTCTTGGCTATTCTCTCTCTTAACAAGGAGCATGATATCGAGTTCAAAGAGAAGTTCATGCTGATCAAATTCCCTGATCGTGGTAACAGTACAACAAAGTACTTTTATGCAGATCCACAGTTGATCAAGACGCCACCTAATAAGAACGTCAAGGCGATAAACGAGTATTGTCAGTTTCGATTACCATGGGATGTTTTGTCAACGACGTTGAAGGCAATGTCAATCCTCAAGTATAATGAGATTGCATTTTCTGGCGACGGTACCAGACTGACTCTATC